GCAACCTCGAGCGCCTTGGTGATCTTGGATTTGTCACCAAACTTCCGCTGCGCCCAAAAGTGAGCATCCCTGACGTTACCCTTGGCGTTCGCGTATGCGATTATAAGTCCGCCAAGTGGATCGACCTTTTCAAACTTGTTTGCTTCCGCATACTGTTCCTCGCCTGCGAGTGCCGTGCGGATCGCAAGGTTCTGTCGGTCAATTGCCTCATGGGTTTGACCCTTGAGTTCGTCTTTTGTTTGTCCAGTTCGCTTCAAGAACATATCTTGAAGCTGTTGCCGTGTGTACTTCGTCTCTCGTTTGATCCCATCTTTGCCCATGAGATCGTTCAACTGAGAACGAGTCATTCGTATTTCGCCCATGTTATGCCTCCGCGCCGTTGCCTTCAAGGACTGCTCGTAGTTCGTCCTCGTCAACAACAACAATCTCGTCGTCAGATTCGTCTTTTACTTCGCCGCCCTCGCCTTGTAGAACGGCCCGCAACTCATCCTCATCGACGACTATAATGTCATCATCAGATTCCCCTTTATCAGTCTCGACGACAATCGGTTCCGTGTTCTCTGTCACTACTGCGGGGACAGTAGCAATCTCGCCCTTTGTTTCATCGGGCGACGCCGCGTTCGTGCCTGATGCCGGTGTCGCATCTCCCGCGTCGGGATTCGGCGCAGGATTGTCGCCTTGATTTGGTTTCGATCCCGGCCCGCCCGGCCCGGGTGTACCTGTCACTTGGTTCAATACCCCGTTCGTCAATTTGACGCCGGAGTTGTGTGCCGCTACTGCGTCCCTAAGATCGCCTTCGTTCGCCGCACTCAGAACGCGCCCCGCTTTCAGTTCGGCAATCGTCGCCTCGAGTCCGGCGATCTTATCCTCATATACTTTCGTTTCTTGTTCGCTCATACTTGCCTCCGTTCCGCCGAATCCTTTTTTCCATTCTAGAGGAGAAGGATCGGCGCATTTAGTCGGCGGGTCGTCCTTCTTGTGCCACGCACACATCGCCGTTTCAACTCGAGAGTGAAGCCAATTCATATCGGCCTGTGTAAAACCTGTCATCAAATTGCCTTGCGCTGCAAATTGATGCAAGCGCCGGTGATATGCTGACAGATCCGACAAACTCTCCTTGTTGATTGCGGTTTGTAAATCACTCTTGTCAGTGTCCGTGATTGTCATGTCTTTGCCTCCTCACGTTCCCGAATCCGCTCCGTGATCTCGGTGATGTGAGCGCACTTCGATTCCTTGAGGGGGCAATCATCGCCCGTACAGAACTTGATTGCTTCCGGTGTCCACGCCTTGAGCATTGACTTGGCTTCGTCATAACCGAACGACTTTGACCTGTCAATCAATGCTTGCGGGTTCGCAGGTACCGGAACTGCGGAGAACTCTAATAGATCCCACTTTGTAAACCTTGTTCCGTCGTTAAATGCGATAATGGCGCTCTTGCCTTCGTCCTTTTCCTCGATGTCCTCCCATTCCATAGGATCAAAGCCTATTGAGACGGCATTGAGGAATCCTGTCAGATACATTCGACGAATCATTGACCCGCGAATGCCTGCATAAGATTCGTGGTAATTGGTATCAGGTTGGAATACGACCTTTGCCTGTATCGCGTTCTGTTCAACTGTTGCGCCGTCCTTGATTGCCTTGATCTTGGTCGCTACCAGCGATACAGATTTGCCGACAGGCATCTCGTCGTAGTTGTGCGCCCATTGCATCACCGGGTTTGTGGTGAAGTTCTCGACCATAACTCCGGCAGGATCAACGATGTCACGATCCCTGTCGCGGACGTCCGTTGTTATAGTGAACGTGATCGGCCCGTTCTCGTCGTTAATATCGCCGAGTGGTTTAACGTCGTCGATCTTGTAGATCTTGTAGATCTTTTTGCCGTGTTTAACATCCTTTGCGAGTGTCATTCAATCACCTACTCAACACAACTCGATCGTGCCGCAAGCATCAGTGCGGCGAGTTGCCGTATGTTCGGGTTATAATGCCAGCACTCGGGATCGCAACCATGAGCAAACCTGTGGTGTTCAAAATGATGCAGCATTATGAAGTTCGCCAAGATGAAGTCATAGTCGTTCTGTTGTGCCGTTGTGAGTTTGTGGTACGGTAGAACATCGTGTGCCTCGAGTTGACACTGATCTCCGGTTGCGCCGTCCAACTTGGCATCAGGAACATTAAGCGAACCTTCCTTTGACCCGCACATCTCGCAAGTATCGTGTGCATTATGGAAGTCGGCTGCCGCCTGTGTCCACGCCACGGTTCTCGGTTGGCTACCTATCCCTTTGAACTGCTTGCGACGTGATAAGAAACTCATCCCGGGAACCTCGCATAAAGAACAGCGGCGATATACACGCCGATTATGATTGCTACTATCTCGGTCAAGAATATAGTTGCCCAATCGCGGATCATGTGTGAATCCTCCTTTAGATAATCCCGGTCTTTTTCCGCTTCTCTAAGTCCGCATCCTCGGTCGACTTTGCCACTTCCTTGGCTTTCTTTTGATCGAGTCGGATCTTTAAGAACTCGTCAGAGTTGAGAAGTAGATGCTCCGCCTCCGTGATACACGTAGGACAGAGCCATTCTCGTTTCTTTGCGCCGCCAATGAGCCGCAGTTTGCGACTATGTTCACCACAGATGTCGCAGTGTTGCGGGACGCGAATCTCGATCCACTCTGTTAGAATATCTTTGTTCATTACCTATCGCCTCCTCGCATCGTCATTTGTAAATCATCAAGAAGTTGACGTTTCTCTGCCGGTGTTAGGTCTTTGATTAGATCTTTGAGTGTGACGGTTGTGACGGTTCCAGTGTTGTATATACATTCAAACTCGCCATTGCCATTATAACCACAATCATGCAACTTTCGCCCGTTGATCTCGCTGTTCATCATCTTTACATCGTCATCGGAGACCGCAACTTTGTGATGTTTTGTTTGCAGGATCTATCGCCACCGTTTAGTTATATCGTCGTCTTTGTTTTTGCAATACTTCAGCACATCTTCAACTTCGATCTTTGCCATTCGCTCACCTTCATACCGTGCCGAATGCTCCGCCGTGGTTCTTGATCTTGACCCCAATTGCGAGCAATTCCATCACCGCTTGATCTAAGGTCACGGTGACGTTGTCTTGTGCCAATCGTTCGGCTATGTATGCCGTCATTGCGGTATCTGTCGTCCCTGCAACTGTCCATGAAACCATCTTATAAACCTCCTAATTGTAGCGCCGTCTTTGTCGCAACGTCACGACGTAACCCCGGCCCGTACGAACCTTTCGTCCGCCTTTTCTGCGTTTGTTTTGTTGTGAGGACATTGAAGCAGCTTCGGGCATGAGAACGTTGGGTTCATTCGAGCCGGGTACATCGGTGACTGCGGGATTCTCGGACGTATCTTGTCCGGTCGGATCAGGCAACGGTTCTGTCGTTGGTTGTGTTGGTTCCGTCGCCTCGGGTGTAAGTGGGTTAAGATCGATGTTCATCGCCAACGGGAACCGTTGACCCATCTCGTCAGGTAAAGGTTCCTCATCTGCCGCCGCTCGAACTTCATCGATCAGGAATGCGTACGGTGCGGCGGTCATCACGGCGAGTTTGTAGTCTTTATCCTCTTGAATCGGCGAGACGAAGTCGATCTCAATAAGTCCGGTATCATCGAACTTAGGAACGAGTTGCTTTTGGAATGCCTCGCGCATTTGGTTTAAGATTGGTGTTAATGTGTATCGTGAGAAGAACAGATCAGCGGCCTCGATCGTCGCCCGGTTACTGTTACTCAATATGCCGATGATCTCAGGCGGTATACCGAACACTTGGATGATCGTGTCACGTTCATATTGCCGCAACGGGATGAACTGCATCGCTTGGAAGTCCTGTTGAAACGTGGTGACTTCGACCGCTTCACTCATGAAGTGCGGTTTAAATGCGTTCCAAAAACCTGATTGTTTCTCGATCCAATCCTCCTCGATCTTCTTTGTCTTTTCCGGGTTCAATCCTTTGCCGGTGATTAAGATGTCAGGTCGTGCTTGCTTCTCAAAGAATGCGCGGACAGTCTTTGCCGCTTCATCATCCGTTGATAGTTCATCGTCGAGAGATTGAGCAACGCCTGATCCGCGAGAATAAGGAACGACAGGATCAGGATCGATCATCCAAAAGACTTCCTCCATTGGGATCGGGAACTGACCTGTTGGGAGTGAGATCATAAAGGCAGGTTCGGCAGGTGTTGGCAATTTGGTGATCGCATTCGGAGTGATCGGCCATATCTGCATTCCTTCGGGAGTTGAATCCCAAACGCCGAATGCTTCGCCAGTTGTCCGCAAGTGAACCGACCACAGGAACATAACCGTTTGCCAACTGAAAAACGGATTCGGTTTCGATAAGAAGATCTCGATCGGATGTTTATCGCCTTCGAGTATGTCCTCGAGAGGAACCATTTGCTCCGTCTCAGGATCTTCGGTCAATCCCAACCATTCGACGCCGCTGATTGAGTGTGAGATCTTGCCGACTGCGGCACGATACCACGGTAAGGTGTTATAAGCGTTGAGAAATTGCGGAATGCCGCGCTTGACGCCGGTCGATTGTCGTGCGGCCCCAAGATACTGTGTGATAAAAGAGTTTGCCGTTGATCCACCTGTCACACTTGCGCCAACAGGTGTCGGTTGTCTTGTGACTGCCTTGCGAACTCGGGTTAATAATCCTTCGCTTGTCGTAGGCACGGTTCAAATAAGGATCGCATCGCAAATAAAGGATATTAAATCTATTACAAAGGACTTTATCAAAAAGTATAGAGATTCAAGATTAGGGAGGAGAACGAAAGCATGTGCCGTATCCGGGGCCATACGTCCCGGACAAGCAACTCGCAGATTTAAGGAGGTGAAAAAAGGACTTAACTCTTTTATATGCTTCCGTTCTACGAGTCGAGTAATGCCACTAAACCGACTCGCGTTATATAGTTGACTTCACTCTTTATCTTTGTTTGCTTCTGATTCGATAATGCACTTACATCGTTTGCATATCGCATCTTGTGTCGTCATCTTCACGCCGCATCTTGCACAACGTGGCAAGTCAATCGAGTTCATCTTCTCATTCATCTAATCCTCTGATCTGAATCATACCAACTTTACAATTCGCACAGTTGTTCTCACAACTGCAAAGACGTTCGCCTTTGACAACCGTTAAGAACTGGCAACCTTTGACGAGTTCATAAACATACGGAGAGTTGCATCTTCTGTTCGTCATGTTAATGGTGAATCCAATGTCCGCGAGTTGCGGTTCGTGTCTTTCGTTCTGTCGCACAGTCAGGACAATAGATCGGCGGTCGTCCGTTGGTCTTGATGATCTTGCCGTTCTTGTTTCTGACTCGGAACTCATGTTCGAACTGTTTGCCACACGGACACTCGATCGTCGCGGTCATTGGTTTGTATGTCATCTCAATTGATTCAACGAAACTATACATCGTCGGCCCTAAGACCGCGAACAGTGTGTCTTTATCCTGTTCGGTTAATGTCACGATCTTAACCTGCGTTCGATTCGCAAGAACGTCATGATAAAGATCGCAACCTCCATAAAGATCACGACCTTCGTATCAAATACAATCTGTTTAAGTCTCATTCGCCGATCACCTTTTGCCCTTTGAATGTGGCGTATGTCATCGTGATTCTCTCGAGCATCTCGACTCGAGTAATGCCACGTTCATCGGCCCACTTCATTATCAGATCACCATACGGATCTTTCTTAATCGTGAGATGCACATAGTTGAGTCTACTCGGTGAGTTCGCGCCCATCGTTTGCCTCTTGATCTAAATGTATTGACTCATCGAGCAAAATGCCGTGCTTGACTAAGAACGCATACGGATAGACTGCCGATGCTCCGATTGTGTTTTGCATCGTGACAGGATTCGGGATAGATGCCGCGAGACTGTATCGCCACATTCCTTTAGGATCCTCCTTGTTGATCGGTTCTGATTCGATCGGACTTAACTTCAATGTGTTGAAGTCAATGTCTTTCTGTTTACAGAACAACCAAAGTTGTCGTCGTAGATCTTTCTCGATGAAGTTCAACTCTTTATCCTTGACCTCGCTGTCGTAGGTGACAACGGATCTCGGATCGATCTCAACGTCTTTCTCCATCGCTTGTCGTTTAGATAATAGATTCATTTAGTCCTCCTTTGAATAATCCCTTGCCTTGATCTTGATCGCTCCGGGTCGATCTTTGCTCACCTCTGTATCTCGTCCATCAGATAGATATTCAATATCACCTCGATCAATCGCTTTCTTAAACTCGGATGATACGATATTCCCGAACGCTTTATTGAGCCACTCGATCGCATCATCGTACTTTAAGTATCTCATGGTTGCCTCTTGTCAACTAAAGTATAATTGCTCATAATCACCTTTGCTTTAAATCATCTCATTATTCGTTGTTAACATGTCGGGGGTTTTATTATTCCTAGGTTCTTAGAGTTCTACAAATTGTCGTCCGTCCCATCGGTATATGTTGTTCTCAAACATATCGGGGCCGAGATCGTAGATCCTGCGAACCCATTTAATCAAGATCCTGCGATAATCATAGTCAGTATCGCGGTTGTCTACGGGGAACGCATTAAGGAATGATCCATGCGGCAAGTGACAACGATCGGTGACTTCAGTAACCGTAATATTATTGTTGATAAAATAGGCGAGACATCTCGATATAAGGATGCTCTCACCGAGTTTAACTCCCTGCAATCTGTGTATCCGATGCAGCATTTTAGGAATTCTATATAATGGTTTTAGAGTGTTGAGTGGGTACATCTCTTCGTTGATTGGTTTTATCATCGTAATACCTCCTTTCTTGGTGCGGGATTATCCCAACCTTCGTCGTGCGTGAGTCGATCGCCGAGCATCTCCTCAAGGTTTGACATCGTTATGTCAATATCATTTGAATTCGCGGGACTTGCTCTGTGTGCGTGAAACTGTGTAAGATAAAACGCATAAGCGCCCTCGCGTTGTTTGTCGGTTGCGTAGTTGCCGTCTCTTGAATCGTCAATAATCTGGCCGCGCGCGTCTCTGATTGGTTTGTTTGAGTCCCAAAAAGACGGCGGCGGCGATATACTTGGCTTTGTGCGTCCTGTCGGCGGCTTTGATTCGTGTGCTCTTGCCCATGCTTGCCACTTGTGGTCTTGGAAAAAAAGATCGGACGGCTTTGAATAGTGCCGTCCGTAAACTATTCTCTTTAAGAGTTTCTCGATCGTGGCAAGTTCTGAGAAAGGTCGCCAATTCAATATCGAGAAATCGGGATTGAGCATGTTTATCCCGTGTTGTTTTCGACCATCACTGACGGGTTTATTGGTTCTAATGTTCCGCCGTTGACGGTTGCGATCCTCCCGATCATTTTGGCGATGTGTGACTCGAGCGTTATGACCCAATAGTCGGTCAATAATCCCATGTCGGCGTATTTCTTGGGTAAATAGCCGTATCCGTGATCGCCCCATGTTGTGTCCCACGAATTTTTGAACTTGTATGCGCCTGTCGTTGTTGATCCATCGGTTTCGTTGGTGATGACTAAGTCAGGAAGCCATGCACAATATTCGAGTGCGTGTCCGCCGACAATTGCCTCGCCTTTAACCGGATACGGGAACCAACCTGTCTTTTCTCCTTGGTCGTAGGACGCGTAAACCGGAACGCCTGCGATAAACGGCAGTCCTGCGACGCTGAATGCGCCAAGAGAATCGAGGAATATTTGATTGAGCGATTTGCCGGGTACGTCGATATTGTAGTAGCCAATCGCCTCGGTCAACTTGGCAGTCGCTTTAACTGCCGCTGTCGGTTCTTTGTTGAGGTTCTTTGCAGTGTTCGGCCACGAAGTCGTCGGAGGACAGCCGTATTTATTCGCTGCCATCGTCACGGCTTTCAATGTTGCGCCGCTGTCGCCATGTAACCCTAACAGATCCCGCGCCATTTTGTAGATGAACATCGCACTGACATCGGTGTATTTGCCTGCGAAGTTCTTTTTCTGCCAATACTCGAAGGCTGACTTGCACGCCATGCCTGTACATTCGCCGAATCCGTTTTGATTATAAACTGGCGTGTCGCCTGCGCTTATGTCGATCGGTTTCGTCGGATCAATTGTCGGCGCAAGCGATGGGAATATCTTGTTCCGCATATCAGGCTTGCTCGGGCCTATCCATCCAAACTTTCTTTCAACGGTCATCTTTTCCTCCGTATATTCGTACATACGCTCCGGGCGGCCACGTCACAGGCGTTACAGTATACTGCGAACTGTTGCATTTGCAGGTTTCGACCTTATCAGGTTGTTCGCTGACTCGAGACAATCGATCGGCCTGATTCTCGAGTCGTTCCGCGATGGTTTTTAACATCCTTCTCTCGCGGTCATCGGTGTGATTAGGCAACCATACCATGTCCTCAATCGTTCTTGCGAGTTGCCGGGCTGTTTGTTTAAGCGCCCATGCTTCGGTGTTTATCTCGTCCTCAAGACTCATTGTTATTAACTCCCGTCCGCCATTCCTCGGCAAACTTGGCGACACTGGATGACGGCTCTCGATTCCATTGCCTGTAGAGAAGCGAAATAACCAAACTGAAAGATCTATCCGCCTCCTCCTTGACTGCTGTGTTCCTTAATCGTGCGATCGCCATTCCGTACAGTTTATTGACTTCTCGCTCGAGTATGACTTCCTCAGTGTTATACGTCGATTTACCCATTACTCGCGCCTCGTTTCTCGTTCTCTGCTTGATGATGCTGTTGCACGTTCTAAAGTGCTATCTAATAAGGCGATAACGGTTGTTATGCCTGTATTCATGTCCGTGAACGGAAGGCCTGCGTCGTCCTCGACAGAGACGCATGCCAATCCTACAATATCCAACACAATTTTCATATTTTCTCCAATAAAAAAAGACACCGGGGATTATTCCCCGATGTCCTGTTTCTCAACTCTTATCCGCTTTGCGGCTTGCATTCGTCCGACTGCCTTCGTCGCTGCGTCGTTCATGAGTGTGGTCATCCACGCCTCGAAGTCCGTCAGTGCGGCGTCGCTGACCTGCTTTGCGCCTGCGGCGACCAACGCGAGCCTCAACATCTCTTTGCTTATCATGCTTGTCACCTCCTTTAACATTCGAGACTTGCTTGCGTCCATGCCGTCTTATCGCCTGCCATGATGTCATCCGCACATCGCTGACAAATGCCGTTGTTCTGTTCTCTTGAGTTCAATGGGTGTTTGCATCGTCGGCAACACGGCGTATCATCGCTCATGGACAGCCCTCCGCAAAACTAATCCCGGTTATCTTGGCGAACTCAATGTATGCCATCAAGTCACGGCGTTGTTCGTGGAGTCGTAGGATCGTCGCTTTGCGTTTCTCGATCAATGCCTTCTTTGTTCGATACTCGATTTTATTCTCCCAATATACCGCGGCATGGTCAAGTCCGACGATTGTCGCCATATCCCGCGCTTTGTCGCTTGTGTACCTCGCTTTGTTGGTTTCGCCGTTCGTCTCGAGTGCGACGCCGACAAAAACCTTTGCCTCTTCAATCTCGAGGACTTCTTTGAGTCTCTCCGCCTCGTATGAGTCGTCGATCATGAGGTTCGTCTCGGCGAGAATCTTGTCAGCGGCTTCGGTCAAGCCATCACTCATCGCCTTTAAAATCTCGGTGGATGCGGTCATGCTTTCATCCATTGCTCAACTCCCTCCGCTGCCATTGCGACTCGAAGTTCCTTGCTCAATGTGATCCGAACCGTTGCGCCGCTGTTCTCTTTCGTAAACTCAAGATACGTGCCGATGAATATGTTGTCCTCATAGGTCATCGTGTAATTGCATTCCTTGAGCCAACCGACCAAACCGCCGAGTAGCTCCTTGTCGTCCTCCATTTGGTTATTTTCCATATTCTCACCTCTGTTCTCTTTGAGTTTCTCGATTGCAGCTTCAAGTGCCTCCGTCGGCGTGTAGTCCTTCAAATCAACGCCGAGGACATCTGTACCTAATTTCTTAAAAAAGTCACTCCATTCGCTCATGGTTTTAGCACCGCCGGTTTTAGAACCGGATACATCTCCAAAAACTTCTTTGTGTCAATCTTCATGTATCTACTCCCGGTTACGTGAATGACCGGCCATATTCCGGCCCTGCATAATTCGTATCCCTTGTTTTGCTTCATCCCGAGGAGCTTCGAGGCTTCCTTAACTGAGATCAACTTCGGAAGCTTGCCTTCACAGTGTATCTCGAGGAAGTCAAGCACGATCTCGAGCGGGATTGCGTCACCGATGATATTGTGGCTACGTTTGTATTGGATAAACTCGTCACGTATGCTTTGAATCATAACTTGCCCTTTGAACATTGGAGCTTGTTGCTTGCCGTGTTATAAGATGAATAGTTGCATACAACGCACTCCTCGACCGGCTTGACATCGTCGCCACATTTGACTAAAAGAATAAGATCCACAGGTTCGGGAAGTATCAGCGTGTCCTTTTTAGTAACGGCCATAAACAAGCTCCGAAATCACATCGTTGGTTGTCATGTCAGGCATGTCAACAGTGCCGTCGGCGTTATGGTGCGCTTGTGCGTATCGATAGTCGTCCCTAATCTTCATGATTTTATTGTAGTTGTCAACTGAGATCTCAACTAAAACAGTCTCGGCGTTGTCGTGTTTTATAGCCGCCCGCTCGACGGCTTCCGCCCGTTCGGTCAACTCTCCGGGATTCCATATTTTTTTAGCGGTCATGTTGCCTAACTCCGCTTGAGAGTCGAATTAATGCTTGAGAGTCGAATTAATGTTTGACCATCCGCAATGCGCTTCAACTGCCATGCGATCTCGGCTTGTATATCTATACTTAGTGCCTGTCCCGTATCTGCGCCGCTATCGAATATCAGACTATGAATATATTGTTCTCTGTCCTTATCGGTCATCAGTCCTCACCTCTAGTATGCCATCTCCTCAAACTTCGCGTCGGCTTGTGCCTCGGCATTGCGGTATGCGTTGTCGGCCCGTTCACAACGGCAAGAGCAGTATTCAAGATGTTGGTAGTCGCCGTCGCCTTGTATTTCGTCGTCGTATTCGTTCCCGCAGTATTCGCATTCTCTAATCATTTTTTTTCACCTCAAAAACTCGATTTTCTCCCACGCCCGTGAGAGTTCATGTTGTAAAAAGATATTCTTGCGTGTAAGTTTCTCAACGTCCTCTTTAAGGATCACAATTTCTTTCGCGTGATCCGTCTCGCACCCATTACAATCGTCCGGGTTTATGCAGTCGCACCAACCCGCGTCGCGTGATGCACACATTTTTTAATCCTCCCTTTGTTTCCTAATAGGAAACGCTAAACTTCCATTGATTCGCACCTTTATATTTGTATCCATTGTATCTTTGCGATCGTTGCATGCTACTTCTAAGGGTCGCAAATAAAGGAGTTTAGCGTCAGGTCGGGATTCGGGTATGCTGTGAACCGCGATCGGTCAAATGACCCTTTTAGATGTTCCCATTTGAGGCGATCAAGCCCACTCAGGTCAGAACTGACGCAATAATGATAAGCAACTCTCAAGGTTTAACGTTCCTTTGATCTTCTTTAGTTGTGGATACTTGTCCGGCAGATCGTTCGGATCAATTCCGACCTTGCCGCCCTGATACGCGTCATCGACGTGTTGCCACGGTATGAGAAAAATCTGATTGGGGATCGGGCCTCGACCTTGTCGGATCTCCGCGGCCATGATTCCGAACCTTTGTGACTTGTCGACAAACTCGGAGATTGTCTCGACTTGGTGACGTCCTTTGCGATCCCAAGCCGAGAAGTAGAATTTCCTTGTCTTTTTTGGATCGATCGACTTGCACTCGATGGCGAGGTAGTGCGCCCGACTGCCTGAGTCGACAAGGACGTCGATAAGCTGAGTATTCCAACGGCTCTGTTTAAGACGGAAGGCAAGGCCCGGTTGTCCTGTTGCAGAGAAAAAATCGTCATTGATTAATCTGACGATCCTGCTTTCAAACGGGCTATACCCTGCCATATATTTAATCCAATCCCGCCTCGCGTCGTCCCTGCTTTTGCAGGCAACTGTCACACAGCCATTCTTTACCCTCGAATTGGTGAACGCCATCCATCTTTGAATCGGTCAGTCCCTTGCATTCACTTAACGGCGTGTGACATCGTGTACACCCTTCGGGCGGGCTCCGTCCAAACTGTCGCTTAAACTCTGCTTTGCTATCTGAATGTCCTTCAATTACTCTTTCGTCCATTTTTACCTCACAACTTTATTCCGTGTGCGATGCTATGAATTTCATTGCCTCGGCTTCGGTTGTTCTTTCATAATCGTTATCGCCGCCTTATTCCTCGCCTTCTCCCATCTCGGCCTCAGCTTCCTCACCTTCCTCCTCGGGAACTCCGTGCGTCGCCCATTCCTCGGCAGGCTCGAATAGAAGGCAACAAGCGCAGTTGATGACGTTCTCGGGACTGCCTGCGTCGTCACCGGGGCAATCCATGTCCTCGCCCATGACCTCGAATGGCGTGGGTTGCGGGACTGACTGACCGTCGGCGTCCGCGTGCCATTCCCGCACGTTGTCCATTCCTGTCGTTGACCATACCTTATTAAGGTCGGGCGCTGCGGCGTTGGAGTCTTGGAGCGTTGCTTTGTTCATCGCTGAGTTGACTTCTGTCCTCGAGATTGTCTCGCCTCGTCCCGGCCATGTTGTCGTCAGTTGTTGGTCGACCGCTTGACCGATCTCATAGTGACCAAGGCCCGCGGCTTGTCCGTCTGCCATCGCTTTCGTGACGTTTGCCTGTTCTGTATCAGTGATTCCGGTGATCTTGTCGCCTCCGGCTTTTATGTCGGAGTTGACACGGTTCTCCCAAGAATCGAGGATCGGAGCGACTTCGGAGTCGTCTTGTTTGATGTAGATCCCGGCATAGTTCCTCGCATGAACGTTGTTGCCGGTGAGATAATCGTGCATATATCGAATTGTAGCGTGACCTGTTGCGATCCAAACGGCCCGCGTTGCCATCATCCAACCTTGACGTGCCGGGCCTTTGAGATATGTATCAATGCGGATCTTGGCGGCGCTTGGTTGTGATGTAGCGGCAAAGATAGCTCTGATAGCCGCGAGGTCGTTCTTGTGCTGCGTCGTGAACTGCTTGCGCCCGTACTTGATCCACTCGTCGCGGTGTGCGCCGATCATGATCGCGTACTTGTGACGCTTGTCGTCTCGTTTAGTCATGCCCTTTCAAGATCCGCATAATATAACCGTTCCGAAACTGCGGGCAGGTTCCGAGATCATCGGGTTCATATCCTGCCGCGCAAGTCTCGTCCTTTTTGTCTAAGTGCTCACAATACCGACAGCCTCGTTTATTTGGTTTCATCTAATGACTGCAAGAATTACGAGCACTGCCACGAACGCACCCCAAACAAACGGGTCAAACGAACAGTGACATCGTGCATACTTGACACGATCACCTCCTCTTAAATTATGAAGTGTCCGAACAGTAGTCCGGCAATAAAGATTAGGATCAGGAATGCGGCGACGCTCCCGTTCGATGCTTGGTGTTGTGACGGGTCGTCCCATTCGTTGATGCGATTGTGCATCGCATGATCGGGAACGCTGTCGTGTTCGTCCATGATCGTGCCTTCGGTCTCTCTATCCTCGTAGCTTTTTCTGTTCATTATACCTCCGGGTAAAGTCGCGTTGTTCCTTCATTATTCTATCAAACTGCTTTTCAGCTTCCTCGTCGGTCACGTGTTCTCACCTTACCAAAAAAGCGGAACGCTCCCTCCATTGCTATCTTCTGCTAACCATGCGGCAATGCCGATAGCACTTGCCAAATCGTCGTGAGCCCCGGTCTTTAATGCGCCGTATAAGTCGTGTCCCTGTGTGTTTATCTTCATTTGATACGTCTCCAATTCCTCTTTGAGTTCCTCAAGTTGTTTCTTGTCCTCATGCGCGACCCAAATGCGCCGCGATTCAAACAGTGCGATCAGTGTTGACGCGAGCTGCGGCTTCGGGAGTGATACATTCCGTGCGTCATTCCACTTCGGGCGCAAACCGCCTGTCAGCGTCACGCGAGTTATGTCAGCGTTTGGGATCAGTTCGACGATCTGATCCGCGACTGCCGTGCCAACTCCGCCCTCATCAATTGCGATATAGATAAAGTCCCAATCGGGATTTGCCTTCGCCTGATTGTAGGCTTTGCGGAGGAGCCTCGCAATCTTTGGATATGGCGTCTCGAGCGGTAAGCGTTGAATGCGCGATAAGTGGTAGACAAACTTGCCTTGGTGCTGTTCGGGGTCAATTGGCAAGAATGGCTCCAAGAATATAAGAGCGGAATAGTCCGACTTCTTGCCCGGGTCAAGGCCGATATATAGTGACTTGTTATAGTTGCCCCACTGCGTCGTGCGCCATGTGTTCGATTCCTCTTTCTCCCGCTGTTTGCGAAGTGCTCGACGTGGTGAGTATTCGTGTTCCTCTATGAACTGTGAAAGTGAACCATCCCCGGGCATCCACGCGGCCCCCATGTTACGAACTGGCATCTTTTTTCCCCCTTATAAATCGTCAAGACTCAGATCTATCTCATTCCTTACAGGTAGTTCGGGATGATCGAATGCCGCTTCGATGTCCTCCGGTTTAAATACGCTGTCGATCGCCTCGGCAAAGTAACAATAATATTCTTGCTTAAACTCCCAATCAAGCATTCGTTCTCGCTCCTCCTCGAGGAACGATCGAGTGAACCGCGGACAATCATCGGCGGTGATCCTGACTTTAAGCCAGTTCTCCTCGTTGTCCCACGCTTCCCAAAAAAAGCCTCGCTTGCCGTGTGGAGTGCTGAGGAGGACGATCTTACCGTTGCTTATAGCGAGCATCGGTCGGGAGTTCGTGTATGCTTTCTCATGCACTTGCGAAGCCTCGTCAATGACGAGGAGCGTGACGTTGGAGTAGCCTCGGATTGAGTCAGGCGCTTGCCCGGTGAGTGCGATGATCCGTGACTTGTTGGCGAGTTCGATCTTTTGCACGGTCTCCGTGACTGATAGAACCGGCCGGTCGATCTGCTTATAGTAATCGGTGATCTTTCGGAAGGTTTCTTTCGCTTGCTCGAGCGTGTGCGATATGACGATGACCATTGACTTCGGAGTCCACAGCGCATGGTGGAGCGCCATCGCCGCCACAATCGAGGACTTGCCGGTTTGTCTCGCGCAGTTGAGGAGGATTCGCTTTGACTTCGTCTCGAGGACTTCGGTTTGCCACGGATCAGGCGGAGCTCCAAAGAGCGCCTCGGCGAACATTGACGGATAGAACATTAACGCGAGCAGATCCGACTCGAGCGGGTTCTCAGTTCTCGGAATTGCCCTCGACGCCATGCTGCATCTCCATTAAAAGCCTGACGAGATCCTTCTCCGCTTCGATGTTACCGCCTGCGACTCTGACGACCGCGTTGTGTAGCTTGTCAATGTCTTGTTCGATCTCGATCCGCATTGGTTCTTTATGGATTCGCCCGAGCTTTTGGTTGTTATCGAACCGGCGGAACATGATGTCCGCGATCGCTTTAAACGCTGAGATCCTATCGGCAGGCATCGGGGCCGTGAGTGCTATATGCCATAAGTTCTCGATGACCTCCGCGACCTCTTGGAGGTAGTCTTGAACGATAAATTCCTCGATAGGTTCGCGGAGAATGAGCCCCCAATTGTCACGCTTATTCCAATCGTTTCGTAACGTAGCTTCGGCGACGTGATACTTGCCCGAGAGCGCCCGGACGATGTTGCATACCTTCTCGCCTTGAGTATATCGTGTATAGAACTCGAGACGTCGGTCATTCAGTTTCGGATCCGGCCCGCGATGGTTATACGGCATCGTCACCAATCCAATACACAAAGCTGCGGCGGCTTCCGGTTTGCTCGCGCTCAATGCAGCCGTGATCGTGGAGTCTCTTACAGAAATATTGCACGGTCGATATGTCGGTGCTGCCGAGTGCTACCATGAGCTCACGGGCGCTCATCTTAGTTCCCGCGGCTTTGAGTACATGGTAGCATTCGATCTGACTCATTAAAACTCCGGCGACAGTTGCTTGATCCAACCTGACCATGTGGTTCCGTTGTAGACGTTGACATAAACGTCGTTGTGCTGTCCGGTACACCAAACCTCGAGGTTTGTCTCGGAGACTGAAACCGCTGAGACGCCCGCGCCTTCCAGCGTTACACCGCCGATGCTTGTCCAAAGAGTCGACCATTGATTGTCAAACATGTATTTAGTCCACACGCCGCCGTCAGAGCCGCGCACGAACAAATGTATGACGCCGCTTGGCCCTAATATAGCGCAAGGCGGACTTGTGCAAATGCCGCCGAGAGATGTCCGTGGAATCCATGTGCCGTCAACTTTTTTCTGTCGCCACAAACAGGTTTTATCCGAGGCGACGGTGAACACATTGACATTACCCGCAGGATCTAAGCAAGTGGCCGGAGCGGATGCAACGGTCGAGACCGGGGGCGGGGGTGTCACCGTTGTCCATGGGAGATCTGTGCGGAATCCGAACGCTGTCTTAAGCGCCTCGACGATTCCGAGCCACGGTTGGTTAAACACGCTCTGTATGTCAGAGTTACACCACATCATGACGTTCTGAACCCCGCCGACCTGATTTATGTAGTTAATAAGAGCTGTCGTGTCTTGCTCGAGGTCGCTCGGGTTATACATCATGAGCGTGAGCCCGTATCGAGGACAGTTCGCCTTTGCGATCGCGGATGACGCGAGATACGCTGAGATTGCGGACTTGTGATACGTTTCGAGCAGGTTCGCAAAGTGAGCATTCGCGGCATGGTTGTATTGGCCGCCGTACATATTCGCGCCGTATTCATCGCCATAGTTAATGTAAGGCTTAACGCTGCCGATCGTGGCAACTCCGGCCCGTCCGATCCCTTCCGCTGAGAAGTAGCTCCACCCCGCGGCTGCCTGTGCTTGTAGTTGCGGGAGATACGGTGTTAGGTCAGTGTTGACGTTCTCTCCGAGTGCGTCCCATAACGGAACCTCGATGTCAAGCGTCCCGGTCATTCCAAACTTTTTAATGCTGTTGATCTGTGCCTGATTGGTGCTCATATCGGGCGTGACGCAATGAACGCCTCGCGCCCCGAGAGCATAGAGTCGTTGGCATGCTGCGTCGGTAATGCTACTCGCCGCTCCGCCAACCTCGAGCCATATCGCTGTCATTTGATACCCTCCGGTTGTTAGAAAATTATGTCAAAGTAAGGAGGTGAGAAGGACGACAAAGGAGGTGATAGGTCATGAAGGAACCTTGTAAAACCTTGTCGCCCTGACAAAGAGCAGTTGTATCGCTTGATGTATAGATTCATCGTCTCACCTCCGACGGCTATAAATTTAAAGTTCCTTGCCTTATAGTTGTCGAAAAAAAAGGCGCGGGTTGCCCCGCTTAGTCCGTCACCATTGGCGTGACGCTGCCTTGCTCGCCTTTTACTCTGAGCAATACCTTCGGAGCAGTTACGTGAGCGACTACTGCGTATGCGATCACCACGATCACAAACCCAATTCCGACGGTGAATACTCCGATGACTACTCCGGCAACGAGCGCGAGCACCCATCCAATCGCCGAACCCCATGAATGCTTTTGCATTAGGGTCGAGTTTAGTCCTTGTTCCTTCACGACGTATCCGGTTGTCATAAAATCGTCTATGACTTTCTGCATGTCGCTTCTGTTCTCAACGTCCCTTATTCGAGTTCCCATTTTTTACCTCCTATAAAAACAACCATATAACCCAAACCGAGCCCATTGCGGCTACGTAGCCAAGAGCCCATAATACAAATTGTGGGTACATCATCGCCTCACCTCAGATATTCCTCGTCAGTTCGGGGTCGCCCCCGAGTTCGTGCAACGATTTCGACGCCATTGTCTCAAATTTTGGTTGCTCGGATTGCGGCTTCGGCTTTGATACTTGAACTATGTTTTCCCAGGTGTCACCGGAATCTGTTGTATTGTGTGCTACTAAAACCCGGCAATTGTCGCCCACTAAATCAGCGACGTCAAACTTCATTGGAAGTTCGCCGGGTCGCAGGTCGGAAACTAACTTGAATAGTGCCGAACTTGGATTCCAGCTTTTGTTGTAGCGGCGTTTGATTAACTTCCCTTCGATGTTGAACGTCACGTAAATGACATTCTTGATTCCATATGCCGTTTCTACTGCGTCTACCGCTTCTACTGCTTCTATATTGGCTTCGTGAACACCCTCATCGATTTGAGCTTTATGGGGCTCACGTTCTACTATCGTTGAACTCATATTGATTCCCTCCGTTCTAAAAATTCTTTATCTGTCATCGTGCCTTTGCTTAAATTACATTTTGCACACGACAATGCAATATTTTCTATATAGTTTGTCCCTCCCCGTGAAAGGGGGATTCTATGTTCTATATGTGTATCTACTAAAATTTTATCACAATAGAAGCAGCGACCATCCTGCTCAACAAATAACTTATTTAAGTCGTTGAGTGTGAAAGAGCCTCCATTGCCTCTTTTACGTGCCCTATACTTTTGCGTATACAATTTGCGGAGCCACTGATGCTCGGCATTCCATCTTCTGCTTTTCGCATTAACATTTTCGCGGTTTGCTTCGTTGTATCTAAACCGAATGACCCTACGCTTATCTGGGTTCGCATGCTGCCATTTTTTGTGGTATATTGCCACCTCTTCTTTGTGCGCATCGTGCCACTTTTTCATTCGTGCTAGGTGTAACTCCTTGTTTTTTTCGTAGCGTTCTTTGTTCTGAACTAAAATCCGCTCTCGATGCTCTTCATGATATTGCTTGTAATACTGACGTTGCCTTTCAGGGTCTTCACTCCATTTGAGTTGACCACCAGTCATTTTTTAATCACTTCGGTGTTTTCATAGTCTTCAAGGGCTCTAATTGCGTCCATTAAAACGTCGCCCATTGAAACTCTAATACCTTCTTCTGCTTGGATTTCTCCGGCTCTCTTTTGGAGCCACTCATGAGCCTCATTCGGAATATATACGCCCTTGTGAGACTCCATAAACGCTTTGCTGTGTTCTTTCATAGTATCAAATGCCAAATGCTCAATATGACGGCGGCGAGCATTGAGCCCCCTGCGATAGCAACGAGGCCCCATAGTTTGAGGTTCTCGCTCAATCGCGGCTTTTTTGGTTTGTGTATCCGTGCTTTCGTCATCAAATCAAAGGCTTGGATTGCCTTGTCCGAATCGAGGAGAATGACCTCATCCTCCGCGATTAGACGGCGCAACTCTAAGGCGTCTCTGATTTGTTGCATTAACTGTTCCTCTGCTTCCATTAGTCACTCACCTCTTTAGGTAATAGTCTATATTCTTTTAATGCTATATAGCCTTGTTGCTCTTTAAACTACCTCTTGTCGACTGCTCGGAATGCGAGGTTGTATGCCCTTTGCTTTATGTCGGCAACGACCTCGGGGACTATCGGGTCGTGATACATCGGCTTTGCTCGGCCCGCCTTTATCTCTGTGTGAATGTCGACCGGGTGAACGCAGAACCCGACCCGGTCGGTATAACCACAATCAAAACAAGCGTCAGGAATGCCGTGATTGCCAATCGGGCAACCGTCAGTTAAGTCCTCGGTGCGTGTGTGTGTGTATTCATTCTTTGTTGCGGCTATTTCGTCTCCGGTTGGCATGGTTCTTCTCCTTTGGGATACATTGTAATGAAGGTTGTTCCTTTGGCCATGTGTTCTCGTCTTTGGTGCGACGATAGTTTGGGCTTGTGACGCTGACGTATTTGGTCATCGTGGTTTGAAGGGATAGTGCGGATTTACACTCATTAATAACTGTATGATTTCCTTGTGTTCACCGTCAATATAATTTGGATAATCTTCTAATGAGCAATATGCCACAGAATCATCCGGTTTGCATTTGTTTCCATATCTGTTACACTC